TTGAAATATAAACTGCATACTGTTTTGCCGTTATCATCTTTAACGTCAAATTTACGCCTTTTAGAAAGGTCAAAAGCGTCCTTTAAAAGGTCGAGGGTTTTCTTTTCTGCCATAAATTAAATGCGAAGTATTTTTAATTTACTATATGTCAGAGGTTATTGCACCTGTTGTCTGGAATGAAATGTTTATCAACTGAGTTTCTCCTAATGTTGCACCATACTCAGCACTTGTAATGATTCCAGAAAAAGCTAATTTTTTAGAACTAGCTGAACTATCAGGGAACAGTTCAAACAATGCGTCACCAGCATCACCTGTTGTAAGTATGTCCTCAACAAATGATAAGTAGTCAGAGTTACCAGCATTGTCATAAATCAGTTCTGCTGAACCTTCACCAGAAATTAGACCACCAATAAAAGTCTTTGAAGTATTACCTTGCACTGTAGTTTCTAAAGTATCTTTTGAAACTGATAATGACCATGATCTAGTTCCAGCAATTTCGGCTTCAGTTCCAGCCGCATTATGAAACATGATCTTGCCTACATCACCTCTGATAGCTGCCATGACAAAAAAAAGAAAGATTTATAAATATATTAACTCTTTTCAGAAGTTTTTACATCTTTTTTAGATTTTTGTTGACTCTCCATATATCTTTTACAATTAGGATCCCAATAGTTTGGATCTCTTACACCTTTGACAGCTTCGATAGCGTCTAGCATTTCTTCTGTAATAACAAGCTTTGGCATGATTAAAGATCCTCGTAAATTGTAAATGTTATTCTGATTTGAGTTTGAAACTTACCTTCTGGACTTGAGGTAAGAATCTCAGGGCCAATAGGTGC